GTTGCTTTAGGAGATATCTTTAATACAAACTGCATATTTACTGCGGTAGGAAAATCTACTGGATCAAAAACAAGTGTGTTTGTTAAAAAATCCATTTTATCTATTGGAGCAGAGCCATCTACTAAAACGCCTGACTCAAAATCACAAACATTTGAAAATAATTCACTTGTTACTACATTAGATATCTCTCCTTCTTTTTCTTCTAAAACCAAAGACGATGATATATAATCAACCGATAATTTTACACTCTCTTCTATATCCCTTCCTTCTACAATATTACCATATACGATTCTATTTCCAACAGCAGCTTGTGCTTTTGCTGTTATGGGAACATTGTCAAAATTTCTATAATATTGAGACTCTTCTAATACACTGTATATTTTATTTCCAGAAAAAGTATAAGTTATTAATTGGTTTGGAGTGGTCCATCCCTCTTCTGATTTTAACAATTTTTCTATTATATATACAGTAGGACTATCACTCTCTTTAAATAATAAGTCAATACCTATGACGTGTCTATCTCCAGAATTAAATTTTACTTCAACAGAATTAGCTAAATTCACCATACCTAAGTTTTCATAGGTTTGGTAGTCTAATTTAAAAGACGATGCAATAAAAGCTACTTGGCTCCAAGAAGATATTGCTGAATAAAATCCATCTTCATATTTATATCTGTATGCGAATTGTAAAAACTTGTCCTCTATAAAGTTATTTGCATCAGACGTAAGTGCCGCCACTGGATTTATAATAGGAGCGAATATAGGCGATGGCTTCATAACTGATATTTCATCATCTGTAAAACCATCTACAGCATAAGTCTTAGCTCTAAGAATATTTACTATTCGTGGAGGATTTAATCCATCTGTCCAAGACAATAAGTCATCTCCATCAACACTTATAAATAAGTCAGAATGCGATATACGATATTGGCTGTCAAAATTAAGCACTCCAGTTCCACTAGTAGACTGAAGTAAAATCTCTGATGTGTTGTTCAGTAAATTGAACTGAATAACGTAATCATATGTTGGAGACGTAACAAAATAAAAACATCTGTCGTTTGCGTCATCAGCAATACTACCTATGGTTTCAGAATTTGGAATATTCAAAGACGTAACCTTTAAATTACCCTTTACATTCTTAAGAACACCAGCGTTGCCATTATCCTGAGACATAACTAAAACATTTTCAGCATCAGTCATTTGGCCGTCTGGAATAAGTCTTTCGTCTGAGTCTTTATTTATTGTAGCCTTTAAGAAATTATTTTTTATTTTAGCCATTTCTTTCTTCCATTAAATAATATAAGTAATTCGTTTCCTCTTAAGTCAAGCATTCTTATATTAGCATTTTGTAAGTCTCTATAATAATCTTTTTTAGCTCTATTTATAATATATTCTTGAACACCATACTTATTGTTTAGTATAGCATATTTAACATAGCTGTATAGAGCTTGTTCTGCCATCTTATGGATCATAACATCATCTCCATTATTGTACTCTAATCCGTCAGATATGTATTCCAAAACAATAACTCTACCTCCAATGTTAGAAGAAAAAGACATTACTCCTCTTCTTTTGTCTATATTAAAGTATCCATTTCCATTCAGATCTGGGTTTAATCCGTAATTAGCCCCATTAATATCTGTATTTATACATCCAGTATTGTCGCTTATTGTTCTTGAAGAATATCTTTTAAATGTCTCAGTTTCATTAGGCTCTAATGGGTATCCATTCTCGTCAAATAAAATATTGTATTCGTGATCTTGAAGGTACGCCGTTCCTATAACTGTTCTTGAATCTTTTGATAACGGTCTTAATAGTCCATCTTGACCCACAACAGATACTCTAACGTAAGAAACAAAGTCGTGTGGAAGGGTAAGTAATAATGCATCGCTAAGCTCAAGCTCAACAACCTTCACCTCTCTTAACGAATCATAATTAAATTCCTGAATACCTCTCTTAAAGTGTTGAAGTACATTATATCTCTTTACATTAGATAACAATCTATCGTCACCTATTTGTTCTAACATAAAATTATTCACTAATTGAGATAAAGATATGTATTGATAACTCCCAAAATTACCTTCACCTTGGTAATAATCTATTGGTGGTAAAATTTGATGTGGCATCTATATATTTTTTTTATTATAATTGTTCGTTTGTTATGTTTGCAGCCTCCATAGATTGACTAACTTGTATAACATCAGCCTCTCTTATTTCAATACCGCAATAACCTAATATCTTTATAACTAAATCACTGAAAAATTGTACTGGTAATTCAAAGTCTTGATAGTCAAGAGCTGATGGATTAAACAATGCATTTCCATTAACACTCTGATAAGTCCACTTAGGAGCCTTTGGTTTTCTAATGTAAGTTCCTATTAACTTTGTGTTTATATCTAATATTGGAAATACTCTATATTCACCATTAAGACCAATATATACTGGATATTCAATAGTTGGAGTTATTAGATTATTATTTATAAGTTTAGTTATTTCTAACTTACTAACTTCTTCTATCTCTATTCTATTAGTGAATGTATCTTGACTTCCATTGATTATTTCTAGTTTTACACCCTTGTAGAAATCGGTTGCATTGTTTTTATACATACCGCTATTTAATCTGGCTATAGGCCCCTCTATCACAAATACATCAAAAGCCTCTCTTATATGTTTTGGAATATCCGAAAACTCAGAATTATACATTCTATTGTTTTGTTTTACAAGAGATCTTGAGTACTTGTGAAACATTTCTTCAAATATAGCCATCTGAGCTAATTCAGAATACAAATTAAACTCCAAAGGACTAACATAACCTCTGTTGTCCTTATTTAATATAGCTAATACAGTTGTGTATACTTGATTTATCATTTCTATGTAAAATTATTTGCAAAGATACGAAATAAAAAAAGAGAGGGGTTTCCTCTCTAATTTTAGACTTATAAGTTTTGACTTATTTAATCTTGCTTTGAATGTACTTATTAAAGGCTTTACCTTCGTCTGTATCATTCATCCATCTTGCAAGAGTATTGAACTTGTCACTCTCATCAAATGGAACTTTACATAACAATGTTTCACCATTGTAGAATGCGTTTCCATTGTACTGAGCTAATCCTAGTTCTGTAGCTCTAATACCTAACCCTTTTAATTTAGTAAGGTCATCAGATGCTAAATTCATAAATGCTTTTGGATTTGATTTTGCGTACAAGAATACATCTCTCTTGATTTCTGCTGTTTTCTTTTTAAGAACTGAACTTCCATAAATAGATAACGCAATACTTTCAATTTCTGCCAACGTAAGACTCATAGCTACCTGTAAAGCCTCCATCTCAAGTTCGATAGAATTCAATTCAGTTTCAGCAATTTCGTCTGGTTTAAATTCTTGGAATACCACTCCATTATCTGGAGTAATATCTAAAAATTTTTGAAGTTGTGGATTGGTTCTAGGAACATCTAATTTACCATTTTTAAATACAATTGAACCAAGAATTACATCTCCAGTTTGCTCGTCTTCAAATATTGATAATTGGTTTGTTCCATAACACAAACTACGCAAAGTTTTTTCTTCTTCATCATAGTATTGTAATGGTGAACCTTTTTTATGTCTATTTCTCAAGAAAAACTGCATAGGTTGGTTTCTTGACATTAAGACATACGTTCTGTCTTTAGCTGTTTCATCAGCTTTTTTGATAGCTTTCGTTGCCATATTAAATTAAATTAGAATTATTATTTTGCAAAGATACGAAATAAAAAAGAGAGGGATAATACCCCTCTCCTTTTATATAATAACCTGAAATTATTATCCTTTGATCAATACGAAGTTATTTCTTCCCATTGTACATAAAGCTCTTTCAGTTAACATATGCATTTGGTTAGCATCTAAGCTAGAGTTGTTCGCTCCACCAGCTGAACCTGTTTGCCATACTTTGTAACGTCTGTCTTCAGTACCTGACTTACGGTATTTAACGTGTAAGAATGGTAAAGTAGCGTTAGCACCTAAAACTTCATCTCTAACAGTTTTAGTTCCAGAAGGACACATAACACCGTTAATAGCTTGATTACCTTCGAATAAACCACGAGCTGTTGGATCATCTAAGTATTTCCATTGAGATTTGTAGATTTCATAACCAGCAACTTTGAATCCAGTGAATCCTAAGTTTAAAGCCATATCTTCGCTGTTATCGAAAGCTCCGTAAGAAGTTCCACCTACACCGTAAGAATTTTGAGCAGCTAATAAGTAATCAATGTTTCTATCTTGATCGAAATCATTCATCATAATGTACTCAGAAATAGCACCTTGTTTGTTTAAACGAGATAAGATTTCATCAACATCATCCATAGAAGAGATTACACCAGCGAATACGTTACCAGACTCTACAGCTTCGAAGAAACCTTCAGTACCTGTATAACCAGCAGTTGCAGCAGCAGAACCAGACTCGAAAGAAACACCCTCTACCATACCCATTTCGATATAGTCGTCGAATCTTAAACGAGATTGAGCTCTTGATTTCAAGTACCATAAGTAACCATTACCACCTTCTCCTTCAACTTCGATCCAACCAACTTGAGCCATATCAGATCCATTAACTTCGTCAATTTCTTTGATGATGATTGGTTTGTTTTCGAAGATGTCTGGAGCAGCCTCTAAAGACTCAGTTCTTCCGTTAGTTCCTTTTCTGTACTCGTTAGAGTAAGTAAATACGTTGATTCCAGTTGCAGCTAAAGCTCCAGCTTGACCAGCAGTACCGAAACCAGTAGCTGTAGAAGCAGCAACAGTAAATGTATCAGCTGTAACAACAGTAACAATACCTTTCATTTCAACAACACCGTCATTTAAAATAACAGTATCATTTAAACGGAATGGGTGAGCAGCCAATGTGAATACAGCAGCTGAACGAGTAGCTCCAGTACCAACTGGTCTTAAACGACCTTCTTCAGACCATTTGATTAAGTCTGACTGGATAGCCATTTCTTGACCTAATTTTTCTAAGAAACCTTTTAATGATTGGTTTCCGTAACGAGCAAATTCTTTCTCGTATAACTCAGGTAAATTCTGAGTAGTGAAATCGAAGTCAGAAGCCTCTAAATAGTTAGAGCTTAAGATTTCTTTTGTAGCTGTAGGAGTTAATTTAACTCCAGGATTTGCATTTAATGCCATCTTTTTTTGTTTTTAAGATTTTATACTAATTTAAATTTCATACCAGAAGGTAAACTCTCTGGCGTGTTTCGCATTCTCATATCTATGTTCTTACTATTTCTTACTTCCTCTTCTATAGCCTTAGCTCTAGCTGTTTCATACACATTAGAAAGTACAGATTCATAATTCATAGCCATATATAATGCTTTATGATAACCTTCAGGGTCTTTAATAAACCCATTTTCATCTAAAAACTTACCTAAGAAATTCATCACATTTGATTGATTCTCTTTAGTAGATTGTATGTTTGCTGGTTTGTGATTGATAACCTCGTCTCCAATTTTAAATTCAAAACCTTTGAAATCATTGGTAAACAAGTTTTCAGTCTCCGTTAAAAATACTTCACTTTGTTTTTGATGTAATTCCTCTTGCGTTTTAACAGAATCAGCAAACTCCTTAGCACTTTTGTATTCTTCAGGAATATCAGTATCATTAGACCCTAATGGTATTGCGTATTTTTCCTTTTGACTATTAAAGTATTCTAAAGCATCTGCGTAAGCCTTTTTAAAAGCACGAGTCTTTTTTCTT